AAAGGAAACTGCATGTAATGACACCAATGAAATATCATGAGCAATATACAAAAGCAGCATAAAATATCGCCAGCCATAGCATGGCTGACGATACAAAAATTTATTATTTTTTATTGTCCTCTTGACGGGGAGCATACCAATATATCCTGTATGGGCTCTATTCATAGCATTAGCTTTTACCGGGTTCGCGCTGTACGACTGGCTTGGTTGATGCAAGTTCTTCATTAAGAGAGGTGGTTATGGATGTGAGCGTTTTAGTGTATTCGTCACGTTCGTTTCGCGTATAACCATTACCGAAAATACTATCTGCATATTCAAGAAAGCCAGATAATAAATCATAATTTGATTTATTGCAATACAGCATGGCGATATGGGTGGTTGATTGAAGTTCTTGATATGCTTGGGCGGTTTGTTTAGAAAATGAAAATTGTCCAGCAGCATTTGCAAAATCAGCAAAAGATTTTTTCTTATCAGCATAATAGATATCAAACTGCTTGACTGTAGTTGTCTGTTGCAAATCAAGCCAACGCATATATTCATCATGTTCAAGTTCCATTTTACGGATTCGAGCATGATGGCGATTGTTTATAATTGCAACAGCTATAGGTGATAAGAAAGAACTTACTGCGATAATTGCAGTAATTGTCCAAGTAATATTTATTTCCATACAAAAACTTCCTTTCATGATTACTCGGCATGGCGGTGCCTGTATCTAAAGTATAGGAGAGATTGAGGAAAGATGCAATAGAAGAGAGGTGGACGAAATGAAGCGGTTATGTCCAGCGTGTTTTACAGAACTTCCGGAGAATGCAAATTACTGCCCAGTGTGTGGAAAGTGCATGAGAGAAGTAGTAGAGCAGACCTCCGAATATATAGGGAGTTCACCAGTAACAACAATAGTCGGAATAAATGATTGTGCGATTCATGTTAGAAATCGGAATGCAACAAGTACAAACCATTCCACATAACCTATAAAGAGGTGATGCAGTTTGAAACATATTAACATCGTGATCATCGATGGAGTAGAGAGAGACATGGCTACATTATCTGCAGAGGAACGAGAAAAAATCGTGAATGAACTGAACCGTGTAGCTGTTGGATATCTGGGATACCAGAAAGAGAAAACCGCTTAGGCGGCAGAAGGGAGGACAAGCATGAAAAGAAGAGGTCCAAGAACAAAATGGCAGAGAATCGTCCGGGAAGTGGTGTTTGAGCTGCTGATTGGCGGAGTAATCGGACTTGCATTCGATGCAGTGTTATTTATCTGGTTGTTTGCAAAGTGAAGGAGGTGAGGACATTGCAAGAGATACCAAGACTGATGGATGATCATGAATTCCGAAAAGAACTGGAAAGAATCCGGGAGCACTTAGATGCGATCAGTAGGGAGTCAAACACCGTAGAGGTGCGAAGAAATTACCTGATCAGTTGGGTGACGATACCATCAGCAAAAATCTATACGCCGGATCAGTTAAGACAAATCTTTGATCTGACATGGAAATAAGAAGAGCACCCGTATAAGCCGGCAAGCTTCGGGCGCTCAGAAAATTAGTCAACTATATTATATGAGAAGAAAGGGAATTAGTCAAATGATTAAAGCAACATCACAGTCCGTTTGTAGCGGAATAACGGGATGCCAGGTAGAACTACTTGGATCAGGAGCAGAACTGATAAAGGAATATAAAGGAGTTACAGTGGCAATGTATAGATCACTTCGCGGACATATGCCAGAAGAACTGGCAAAGGAAGTTCTGATAAGTATTACAAAGGAAGCCATTAAAAAGGCGGAGGAGAAAAGATGAAGACGCTGAAAATTACAACGGATAATAAGATATCAATTATCGATCCGGATTTTGATCATAAAAGCCTGAGAGAAGAAGTCGGCGGATATGTAGAGTTAGTGAGAACCCAGAAACTGCTGGATTATTTCAAAACCAAAGTAGTCATGATCGTTGATGAAGAAGGTCTTGTGAAGAATCTTCCGATGAATCCGATGGGATGCTATTTTTACGACACGGACAAACATGGGAATCCTATTGTAGGAGATGTGATCTTAGGCCTGCTGGTTGGATTCGATATGCATGTTACCGGGTTAGGTGATCGGGATGCAGAGCAGTGGATGGAGAAGATGTTGAAAGATTTTGAATTTTTGGAGAAAGAGTAATGGAAGATATACCGGGATATGATGATTGGAAGTCCACCCCGCCAGATGATCCGGAACCGGTTACATATTGCAGTGGCTGTGGAGCGCTGTTGTATGAGGGTGATTACCTATATACGGTGCAAGGGGATCGTCTGTGTGAGGAGTGCTTGAATGATATGTACAGGAGGATGTTGTGATGTGGAAAGTAGAAATAGTAAGGGTTTATAAGTCCAGTAATTTACTGTACGAGCATGAAGATAAAGTGATTTTCGAGGTAAACAGTTTGGCAGAGGCAAGTGAGATTACTTCGATGTTTGATGAGTATGCTGTTGGAGAATATAAATATTCGATCACGCGTAAAAAAGAAAACAAAGAAGGTGAAGAGTAGATGGCACTTAAAAGTTATGAGGAATTGATAAAGGTTGATGTAAGGCAGTATTGCGAAGAAAGAGATGGCTTTACATATCTGAACTGGGCGAAATGTATTGAATTGCTGAGACAGAACGGTGCTACTGAAGTGTACTGGGAGCCAATCCCTGATCCGCAGACCGGAAGCAGTCTTAGAAAAACAGACATCGAGTTCAAGGACAAGAATAATAATACGAATCGTTGTTATGAAACACGGATCAAGGTCGTTATCGATGATAAGGAATATGAGATGCAGACTCCAGTGATGAACGGAGCGAATCCGGTAAAAGACAATTCTATGAGCCAACAGAGAGTCTGGAACAGCATGTGCAGAGCATTTGTGAAGTGTGTGGCTATTCATACCGGGCTTGGATTTAATTTGTGGTTGGGAGAAGAATTCAACAAGTTGGAAGCAAAGATTCCTGGAACGGGAGAGAATCTTGCATCAGAAGCAAAGAAGAAGACGCTTAAAACGCAGTGTACGGCGCACGGAATTGATTTGGATGCTTGGGTATGTGGAAACGGAAAGACAGTGGATACACTTACGGAAACAGAGTGCGCCAAGATGTTGAATGCGATCAAGAAAAAGTACGGTGATGATTAATGAATTTCACAGGAAAACTCGAAGGCTTGAAGATGGATTATGCCACAAGAAAGCAGAGTATCTCTGTAGAAGTGAATGAGGATGCCAGAGACGCATTTCAGGAGCTGAAAGATTGTGAGAAGCTTGATATTCAGATTAAGAAACATCGGGAAAAGAGAAGCTTAGATGCGAATGCCTATTACTGGGTATTAATTACGAAGTTTGCTAAAAAGCTTGAATTGAGCAATCCGGAAGCACACAACATGTGTCTTATAAGATATGGCTATCCGGTAATATTATCCGGGAAATCAGCATTTACAACGATTCCAGATACAGAAGAAGCAGAGAATAAAGTGAAAAACTCTACAGAATATCACCTGCAGCCTACTTCCCAAGTGAGAGAAGGAGTTGATGGCGTGATGTATCGGACATACAGACTTCTCAGAGGGAGAGGACCTATAATACCGAGGAAATGTCTCGGCTGATATCTGGGTTGATCACAATGTGTAAGGAGGCACAGATTCCAGATAGAGAGATCGCTACACCGGAAGAAAAGAGACTTCTGAAAGAAAGGTATGGTGTGGATGTCTAAGAAATTGTGGAGTGTGTTCACAGATGATATGGAGCATTGCTATTTTACTGGCACTCCATATTGCCATCGGCATCATATATTTTACGGACCGTATAGATCAATGTCTGAGAAATACGGGTTCGTAATACCGTTAGCTTACTACTTACATGAGAATTATCCGGACAGTGTTCATCAAAATCCGAATAAGGGCATTGATCTGGAACTGAAGCAAATGGCTCAGAAGTATTTCGAGGAACATTATGGAACAAGAGAAGAGTTTAGAGAAATCTTTGGGAAAAGCAGATTGTAACTTATTAACATAGATTCCCTGGCATTGTAACAAAGAAATGTAACGCATAAGCACTCACCCAGCGTTATTTATTGCACAAGATGTTGTATCACAGCCAGAGAGCCAGGCTCTGGCGGAAAGGAGCAGCATGGAAGGATAGATAGAATTAGAGGATTATCTCCGGTCATTGAACTGTGAGGGATTTGATATTTGTGATTATATTCCGAAAGGACGAACTAATGCAGTTACAAGATATGAGCTGTGTATGAAGACTGGATTCAGGGACCGTCAGGTAAGAGATTTGATTCATTATGCAAGGCGTGACGGATCTATCTTGAATCTATCGGATGGAAAAGGATATTTCAGACCTGATCTGGATGATCCGATAGAAAGAGGAATGCTTGCAGCATATGTCAGGCAGGAAGAAAGCAGAAGAGATTCGATAGATTGGTCTCTGAATGGAGCGATAAAAGATTGTAAAGAAAACGGCATTGATTGGAGGACATAATAAATGAATTCAAACCAGAAAGGGAAGAAAGGTGAGCGTGAGCTTGCTACGATACTCAAAAGCTACGGATATGCTGACAGCCGGAGAGGTCAACAGTATTGCGGATCTAATGGTGACGCAGATGTAGTTGGTCTTCCGGGAATTCATATTGAATGCAAGAGAGTAGAAAAGCTGAATATCTATGATGCCGTGGAACAGTCAAAGAATGATGCAAGAACCGGTGAAATGCCGGTTGTTATGCATCGGAAGAATAGAAAAGGGTGGCTGGTTACTATGCCACTGGATGATTGGATGAAGCTGTATGAACGGTAATTATATTAAAGTCAGCCGGTCGTTGCTGGATTGGTGCTGGTATCACGATGTTAATACTTGCCGGTTATTTATACATATGTTACTCCGGGTGAACTGGAAAAGAGGTTACTTTGGAGAGGAAGTAATTGAAAGAGGAAGTTTTGTTTCTTCAATATCCAAGCTGTCTGCAGAGACGGGATTGAGTGAAAGAGAGGTTCGTACAGCACTGGAACACCTTAAGAAGACAGGCGAAGTGACATGCAACCGACACGCAAAATATAGCGTATATACAGTGGTTAATTACTGTAAGTACCAATCGAGTGACAGGCAAAATGACACAGAGAACGACATGGAAAACGACACGCGAAGTGACATGTCTGTTGACAATCTATCGACAGGCAATCGACACGCAATAGAAGAAAAGAAAGAAGGAAAGAATAAAAGAATTAATAATACAGGGCGGTTTGAACCGCCGGACGTGGAAACGGTCCGAGCATATTGCCAGGAACGTGGGAACAAAGTAGATCCGCAAGCCTTTGTTGATTTTTATGAATCCAAAGGCTGGATGGTAGGGAAAAATAAAATGAAGAACTGGAAAGCAGCAGTGCGTACCTGGGAGAAAGAAGACCAGAGGAGAAGCCAGACAAGGAAGGAAGAGACCGCCAAACGTGGCAGCACTGGATTTAATAATTTCACTGGCCGTGATTATGACATGGACCAGATGGAAAGAGCGCTTTTAGGAATTCCGGGAGGTGGGAATCATGCGGATTAAGCAGATCAATCCAAGAGGATGGTATGACATTCCGGGATATGACGGGAAGTACCAGATCAACTATTTCGGCAATGTTCGTAGGGCACTGAAACGTGGGTACAAAGCGCTGCATCCATATATCAAGACTACGAACGGTCGTAGGGTTGTGAAATTGAACTGCAAGGAACAGGTTGTTATGAAGCTGATGCAGATCACATTTATCGGTGAATTGCCTCCGGGAATGGTAACTTATCACAAGAACGGGATTATCACAGACGATGCATTGAACAACATCGGAATCATTACCAGGAGTGAACTTGGCAGGTTGACTGGAAGAGGTAACGGCTGTGAAACTTCAGTCGTGAAGATTAGTGAAGAAGGGCAGATCGTTGATTTCTACAGATCGGTAAGAGAAGCTGGCAGGAAGAACCATATGTCATATCAAACAATTTTGGACCGGATCAACGGGAAGGTGAAAAGCTTATATGCGCCGGATGGCTATGTGTACTGCAAGGACAATGCCAGAGAGATCAATAAGGCGGTCCGAAGGATAGAGTTGGATAACAGAGAAGAATGTGGCGTCGATTTTATACCGGCACCGGAAATAGTATTTGATTTTTAACATAACGAAAGGAGACGGAGCTCCGGCCGGAGTAATGATGCATCGGCTCCTTTTGAAAGATGAAAAACGGAGTAAGTAAAGTTTATACAGACAGACCGGATTATGCAGATTTTGATTCGCCGGCAAAATTTGAAGCGATTAAGAGTATTATCGCAAAAAGACTGAGGGAACATCCCAATGCCATATGTTCATATTCGGGCGGATCAGACAGTGATATCATGCTTGACCTGATTGAACGGACCAGGGCGATATTCGAGTTACCGCCGATCGAATATGTATTTTTTAATACAGGATTGGAAATGAAAGCAACAAGAGATCATGTGAAATATGTTTCGGAAAAGTATGGAGTGGAAATTGAAGAGAGAAGACCAGAGATCAACATCGTCCGGGCAACAAGAAAATATGGAATTCCGTTCGTGTCGAAAATTATGTCAGGAGGTTTGTCCGAATGGCAAAAGAAAGGAGTCCCTTTATCTATAGCAGATGAATATGATCAGGCAGAAGATAAGGCGACGAAAAGAAAAAAGTTAAAAGAAAGATATCCTAAATGTGAGAGTCTGATTAATTTTCTTTGCTGTTGTAATTCAGCTGGGGAACCGAGACCAAATATACAGTTGGTGATCAATTCATCAAAATACATGCGGGATTTCATCAAGGAATATCCGCCAGAATTTATGATAAGTGCGAGCTGCTGTTATTACTGCAAAAAGCAAATCGCGCATAAAGTTCAGAAAGATTACGACATGGTTATAACTGGAGAACGAAGAGATGAAGGCGGAATGAGATCGGTTCCTAGAAAAGATAATACGGCTCTTTGTTTCACAGAAACGGCGGATGGACATTATCGGCTAAGACCGCTCTATTATGTATCTGATAAAGATAAAGCATGGTACAAAGAGTATTACAAAATAAAATATTCGGATGCATATGAAGTGTATGGATTGACCAGAACGGGATGCTGCGGATGCCCGATATCGTATAAGGCAGTAGAAGATCTTGAAAAGATTCGAAAGTATGAGCCGAATGTAGTGAAGGCAGCATGGAACATTTTCGGAAAGAGTTATAAGTACCGAATGAAATATAACGAATATAAAAAGAAACGAATGGAAGAAGAAAAAAGAAAAGCTGAAAATGTTGAGGGACAAATGACGATATTTGATTTTCCAGAACTGATTCCAGAGGAAGGAGAAAATGATGGCGATAATACATAATGTCCGTGGCGGGACCGCTGGACTGAATGAAGAAGACCGGCTGATGATCGCAAGGCTACTGGTGAAAGCGGGATATACGGTTAAGATCGGGTATAGGATGATTCCAGGTAACGCAAAGGGGAAGAAAGAATACATAGTTGAATACTGGGAGGAGAAGAAAACAGAAATGTAGAATTATGTCGAACATTGAAAATTGAATAGAGATGGTTGGATGAGGTATAATTTTCATATCAAGACACTAAGGAGGAAAGTGATATGGGAACATGTTTTTGGTGTGAAGGAACTGGTAAATTTAAGAAACCACGAGATGAAAAGAAGTATTCAGAAGTGTTTGATAGACTTGATGCGCCTGGAACATTATCAATGGGAATATGTAGAGAGAGAGCTTTGGAAGAAGTAGGATATGATTTGATAAAATGTGAGCATTGTAATGGAACGGGGATTCAGAAAGATTAAAAGTATTTTTACCAACCATCAATATTCGGTGGTTGGTATTTTTATGCTTAAAAATAGGCGAAAGGATGAAAATGAAGAATGTGGAGGAATAGCGTTAAATGATGGGCAGATTTCAAGTAATTTGTACGACGAATCAAATAAAAGAGGCAAGGCGTAATGTTCAGAAATATATGAGAAAACATAAAAGCGATGAAGATTTTATTGAAAATATCAGTGATGATTTCGTAATGGGGTTTATGATTTCTCAGAGAATGGCATGGGACGATTACGATAATGGGACCAGACGGGAGAATGATGATTTCGGTAAGTGGATTCTGTGTAGTGAGAGATTACCAAAAGATAGGCAGATTGTGGTAGCTGATATTGAATGCAGCATTGAGGACAGAATGCGCATATTCGCCTATTTTAAAATCGTTGATCACATGGAGTGCTGGATAAATGCCAATACGGGTTTTCCTGTTTTAGCCAATGTTGTTCAGTGGACGCCATTGCCGGAGCCATACAGGGAAGGATGATGAAGAAATGAAATTAATTGATGGAGACAAGCTCTATGATGCTTTGGCGGATAAACTATCGTGGTTAATGGGATATGATGATGGTGACATCTATCTTGCAGTTGGTGCGTGTATTCGTGATGAAATTGAATCGCAACCAGAAAGGGCAGAACGAATGAAATGGATCCCGTGTAGTGAGAGATTACCGGAGAATGCAATGAATGTAATAGCACAATTTTCAAGTGGTACGGTAACAGAATTGAGGTATGCGGGAAATGGCATTTTTGAAGGAATCTATGAATATTCAACGAAAGTAATTATTGCTTGGATGCCATTACCGACTCCGTACGAGAAAGGAGAATAATATGGATAAGACATATGCGCCGATAGAAAATAAATCACATGAGAAGATAAAGGTAGAGAGCATTGACATTGTAGTGACTGGGCCGAAAGAAAAACCATATTACGCCATTAAGTATAGAAAGGTAGGCAGTAACGATGACTGCATCGGATACGGTTCTTATACTCTGGAATATGTACTTGAATGGAAAGAACAGTGTTTTGAACTGGTAGAAAGGAAAAGTGACTGGATTCCGATAAGTGAAAGACTGCCGGATACGGATGAATATGTCCTGTTGTCATTCAAAAATTATACAATGGCAGCGATCGGACGCTATGAAGAAAATGATGAAGGCGGTACATTCTATCCGGGAGATGATGAAAAGTCTTATTCAAGCTATGGAATATTTGTCAATGCATGGATGCCATTACCGGAGCCATACAGGGAAGAAGATGACTGAATCGTAAGAGACAGGATTGTAGCTGTGATTAAGATATTGCTTATGATAATCGGGTTAATAGTGATTTTTAATAGTTAGGAGGAACGGAATGAATTATAAAGTTGAAAAGAAAATCGTTTGTGAGGAAACGGGCGAGGAATTAAAAGTTGGTGATGAAGTATCGATTCAGTATATCAGCGGTGGAGGGAATGGTTGCTGCCGGATCACAAAGATTACAGATACAGGATTCCATTACAGTGCCGGAGGAACAAGGCGGGATAAGAGCGTACAGCTTAAGGATATAGTGGAAATCTGGAAGAGAGAACAAAACGACGAAGGAGCTGAGAAATGATTGAACAGAGGAAGTACGAAGAAACAGAGACTAGAAGGTCAACAACATTATGATGAGCTGGAATCCGATATTGACAGGAGAGTAAGTGAGAGATTCCACAGAAAGCCGTATCAGAGTTATACGGTGGATGATTATCTGAAGAAGATGGGAGTAGACATAACGAAGGGAGTAGATAGCATTGGAACAGATGACCAAGGAAAGACTGATGGCATACAGAAGCAATAAAGCAGAAATACTGGAACTTGATTATGTACTTAACAATCGGTGGAAATCAGATACAATGATTGGGAATGATGTCATATTCGATTACAGCAAGGGATATCCGATGCCACAGAGTGTGACGGGTTTTGATTCTGAAAAGTATGAGCGGCTACAAATTCGTGATATGGAGAGAAAAGAAAGACTGAAGAAAGAATGTGAGGAGATAGAACGTTTTGTAGATGATATCAAAGACAGCATAACTCACCGGATTTTCAGGATCTATTTTATTGACGGAAGAAAAAATGTAACATTGCGAGAAGTTGGAAAGCGAGTACATATGGGAAGAAGCGGAGTTGGAAAAAGAATTGAAAACTTTTTAAAAGTGTCCCATAATTCCCATGATTCTCATTTACAATAATACTTGAGCCAAAGGCGGAAAACCGTCGGCTCGATTATAGGTTCAACGAAGACATCCGGCATATCGGATGTCTTTTTTATAAAGGAAACGTGAAATACATGAAAAGAAATAGACCAGATAAAGATGGGACTCATCGAGGAGCGTTTGAAAAGAATAAGAAGAAAATATATGCAACCCAGACTGTGTGTGGAATATGCGGAAAGCCTGTGGACTTCTCGCTCAAGTATCCACATCCGCTGTCGCCATGTATAGATCATATTATTCCAATCGCGAAAGGTGGACACCCATCTGATCTGGATAACATGCAGCTTGCACATTGGACCTGTAACAGACAGAAGAGCGACAAGTTGATAGACAGTAGAGGTGGAGGAAAACAAGAAGAATCAATTGGAAACAGGGTACTTCCGCATACATTTGATTGGAGTAATTATAGACCTAAATAATCTTGAGGGATAGGGGCATACCTCCCCCACCGTGGGTGCGCGCGGACTTCACACCGTCACTGCGAAAAAAAACACACGCCGGAAAAAAATAGCGTAGAAAGGAGAAATAAATGGCAGAGTACAGAGGCATAGAGTACCTGAGAAAAAAGCTGAATCGAAAGCGAAGCCGAGTCTTAAGGCGGTATAAATTCTATGAGATGAAAAATATAGCACGGGACATGGGGATCGCTACGCCGCCCAGCCTACAATGGTTGCAGGCTGTACTTGGCTGGAATGCAAAAGCTGTAGATTCGATTGCGGATAGGCTTGAATTCAGAGGATTCCGTGACGATAATTTTGACATGACTGGGATATTTAGGATGAACAATCCAGATATTCTGTACGATTCTGCGACGTTGTCGGCATTGATTTCTTCCTGCTGTTTCATATATATATCGAAGGGAGAAGATGATTTCCCGAGATTGCAGGTAATTGATGGGGCGAATGCAACTGGCATTATTAATCCAATCACGAATCTTCTTACGGAAGGCTATGCGGTTCTGGAGCGTGACGATTACGGAAAAGCGACTGTAGAGGCTTATTTTGTGGAAGGGTGGACGGTAATATACAGAAATGGAATTCCGGATCAACTTTTTGAAGAGAATGTGCCAGCACCATTATTAGTGCCAATTATATTCCGGCCAGATGCCAAGAGAGCATTTGGACATTCTAGAATCAGCCGGGCATGTATGTCAATCACAGAATCGGCCATGAGAACCTTGAAGCGGTCTGAGATTACAGCCGAGTTCTACTCATTTCCGCAAAAATATGTAGTTGGTCTGGATCCAGATGCGGAACAGATGGATAAGTGGAAAGCTACTGTATCGAGTTTATTACAATTTGATAAAGATGAGGAGGGAGATTCGCCGACTTTAGGACAATTCCAGCAGCAGTCTATGGCACCACATTTAGATCAACTTAAAATGTTTGCCGCGTTGTTTGCCGGAGAGACTGGATTGACCCTTGATGACTTAGGATTTGCAACGGAGAATCCGGCTAGCCAGGAAGCAATCAAGGCATCACACGAGAATCTGAGACTGACAGCAAGAAAAGCACAGCGAGCATTTGGCAGTGGATTTCTGAATGTTGGCTATCTGGCTGCGTGCCTACGTGATGATTATCAATATTACCGGAACCAGGTATATATGACTACACCAATCTGGGAGCCAGTGTTTGAACCAGATGCAGCAATGCTGTCCAATATTGGGGATGGAGCAATTAAGATTAACCAGGCAGTGCCAGGATATTTCAATGCAGATAACTTAAGAGATTTAACTGGAATTAACATGAGCAATCTGCCAGCAACTCCGGAGGGGTAGACTATGGAGGACATCACACCAGGACTTTTGGAGAAGATACAGAAACAATTCTATCATGATGTTGAAAAGAGCAGCATCATTAAAAACTTCAAGAAACAGGCACAGAGAGGTAAGACTTCATACAGCCAAGCGAACGAGGTGGCACAAGAGATTGGGAAAATCTTAGCGCAATCATATTCGGATAATTTATCATCTGATATATTGCCAGATGGAAAGATGTATTATAACATTGCTTCCAGAGTGTTAAATCCGACGTTAAGGGAAGCTTATGAGATAGTGGCAGATAATGCAGCTATTGTACAGCAGATCGTGAACGAAGCAGCAGGCATCGGAATAAAAATAATAAGAGCGCAAATCCAACAGGATAATATAGACGGTATTGTAAATCGGATTTCAAGTGAGGAATATTTCGACGATGTGAAATGGATTCTCGATGCACCTGTACGGAATTTGGTTCAGAAAGCAATGGACGATACTGTTCAGAAAAATGCAGGTTTTCATGCAAAAGCTGGATTGAGACCAAAGATTATACGGAGATCATCTGGACATTGTTGTGAATGGTGTAATCAGGTAGCCGGAACATATGTATATCCAGATGTTCCTAAAGATGTGTTTCGGAGACATGATAATTGTGATTGCATTGTTGAGTATTATCCAGGAGACGGTAAAAAGCAAAATGTATGGACAAAAGAATGGAAATACGAAAAAGAATCTGATACAATAGAAGAAAGAAAACTGCAGGGATTAAGTCCGGATTCAGATGTGATTATACGAAATATACGTGAAAAGATCATTCCGGAACAAAATCGTGAAAAAATTGCACCACGACAGGAAATACATCGACAAGGGACAAAGATGTATGAAGCCAGAAAAAAGAGTCTGGAAGCAAAAGGACAATTTGGACCTTCTTACATTACGGTATCGAACGAAGAAATTCAATCGCTTGTAAAGAAATTTTCAGGGACAGGAATTATTAAATATAATAGTCAAGGTAATTGGGATTCAAAAGAAATCATAACGACAAATGATAAAGTCATAGGAGTAGTTGTTGATAATCGAAACGGAAATAGTGCAGAGACATCTGTGTTTAAGATTCACTACGCTAAAGATGGAATGCATATAGTTCCGGATTATCCAAGTAAAAAGAGGTGAGAGTTATGACATACGAGGAAATAAAAGACTTCGTAGGTAAACAAGTCATCGTAAGAGATGTCGAAGGAAAAAGCTTTAAAGGTATTATAACTAATACGGAAAGTGAGTATGATACATCATCTGGAAAAGAAGAAATAGAATTAGATGCCGGAAAAGTATTTTATGGAATTCCATTAGATGAGATAAAAGATATAATGGAAATCAAATAAGCTGCCAGATTATTCTGGTGGCTTATATTTTTGAGGAGGCTACATGAGAGAAGTAAGGAAGGGGCGGCAGACCCCGACGCAATCTGTCGTGCTGCCTTATTTTTCAACATATGGAGCTGAAGCAATAGACATTTACAATTCGACAGGAAGAACTGCACAGGAGTGGCAGGAGCTTCTTCTGTCAGACATTTTGGCCGTAAACGAAGAGGGGCTATGGGTACATACCAAATTCGGGTATTCAGTCCCAAGGCGTAATGGAAAGAATGAAATTGTTGCAATAAGGGAGATGTATGGGCTAAAGAAAGGCGAAAGAATCCTACATACAGCACATAGAACCACAACTACACACAGCGCATGGGAACGACTTTCGAATTTGCTAAAGAAAGCAAATATCGAGGTCGTTTCCTCATATAAGGCATTTGGAAAAGAACATTTGGAGGTTGCTGGCGGTGGAATTATCGAATTCCGAACCAGAACATCAAAAGGTGGTTTGGGAGAAGGATTTGATCTACTAATTATCGATGAGGCACAAGAGTACCAAGATGATCAAGAGAGCGCATTAAAGTATGTCGTTACAGATAGTAAAAATCCACAGACAATATTTTGCGGAACACCGCCAACTCCAGTAAGCTCCGGAACGGTTTTTACAAAATTCCGTAAGGCAACCTTGGAAGGACAAACGGTTAACTCTGGGTGGGCAGAATGGTCCGTGCCGGAGCAGACAGATATAAGAGATATAGATACCTGGTATGAGACAAATCCATCTCTTGGAACAGTATTCACGGAAAGATCTGTAACTGATGAGATTGGTTCAGATCCAATCGATTTCAATATCCAGCGATTAGGATTATGGATTCGCTATAATCAGAAATCAGCTATCAGCGCAACAGAATGGAATGAATTAAAAACTGATATCCCACCGGAGCTTACAGGAGATCTTTTTGTAGGAATCAAATACAGCAAAGATGGGAATGCGGCAATGGGAGTTGCGTCTAAAACGAAAGATGGCAAGATATTTTTAGAGTGCATCGATTGTCGCGAAGTACGTGCAGGTGATACATGGATACTAGCATATTTGAAAAACTGGAAAGCGAGAAAGGTGATTATAGATGGAGCATCAGGACAGCAGTTAATGGAAAATGAAATGAAAGATTGTGGTATAAAAAATTCACACCTTCCGACAGTGAAGGAAATCATTGCCGCGAATGCCTCGTTTGAACAAGGGCTATATCAAAAAAATATTATCCATTCCGGGCAGCCATCATTAGTACAGGTAGTAAGTAACTGTGAAAAAAGAACAATAGGAACTAATGGTGGATTTGGCTACAAGGCAATGAAAGAAGAGATGGAGATTGCGTTGCTTGACAGTATCATACTTGCATACTGGGCGTGCAGTGAGACGAAAACGAAGAAAAGAAAACAAAGAGTTAGTTGTTAAGAGACACCTTAGGGTGTCTTTTTACATATTACGCAACCCAGCGGTTAATGGAGAAAGGAGTAACAAAATGGCAGAATTTACACCAATTACAACACAGGAGCAGCTTGATAAAGTAATCGGAGAGCGCATTGCGGGAGTGAAAGCAAAATATGAAGGCTTTGATGGTTACAAGAAAAAAGCAGAAGATTATGATGCTCTAAAAGCAAAATCTGATGGTTTTGAACAGCAGATTGCAGCGTTGAACAAGGAAATCAACGGTGATGGAGAAAAGAACCTCGGATACAAGAAACAGCTTGAAGAGGCACAGGGCAAGATCAAGGGATACGAGACCAGTTCTCTCAAGATGAGAATTGCGCATGAAAATGGAATCCCATATGAACTTGCAGGTAGATTAAGTGGATCTGATGAAGAGGAAATCAAGAAAGATGCTGAGACAATGGCAAAATTCTTGAGAAAAAAAGATGTTCCTCCACTTGCAGGAGGAGATCCACAAAAAATTGATGACAAAAAGACAGCAATGAAAGGCATGCTGGCTAGTTTGAAAGGAGAATAAAAAAATATGGCAACATCAAAAGGAACAATGTTTGACCCTACACTGGTCAAAGATCTTATTACAAAAGTAAAAGGGAAGTCAGCACTGGCTGCATTATGTGGTCAGACACCGATTCCATTCAATGGATTGAAAGAAATGATTTTTTCTATGGACAATGAAATTGATATTGTCGCAGAGAATGGAAAGAAAACCGAAGGCGGTATTGCTATCGCACCAGTTAAAATTGTACCGGTTAAGTTTGAATATGGTGCAAGAATCTCTGATGAATTTATGATTGCTACAGAAGAAGAGCAGTTGGATATTTTAACAGCGTTTAATGATGGATTTGCGAAGAAAGTAGCGAAAGGACTTGACCTTGCAGCTATGCATGGTATTAACCCAAGAACGGGAACAGCATCTACTGTAATTGGAGACAATCATTTTGATGCGAAAGTTACGCAAACTGTAGATTATGCGTCAGCAACACCGGATGCAAATCTGGAAGATGCGATTGCGGTAGTAGATGGTTCTGAAGGAGATGTAACAGGACTCGCGCTTTCGAAGACGTTCGGATCAGCGATGGCAAAAGTCAAAGTGAATGGAATCAAGCAGTATCCGGAATTTGCATTTGGAGCATCACCTGCAACATTTAATGGAATCCCGACAAGCGTCAACAAAACTGTATCTAGCGGAACAACGAAAGACCATGGTATTATTGGAGACTTCCAGGGAGCGGTTAAATGGGGATATTCAAAGGAAATTCCTATGGAAATTATTCAGTATGGTGATCCGGACAACTCAGGAAAAGACTTAAAAGGATATGGTCAGATCTATATCCGTGCAGAAGTATATCTGGGATGGGGAATCTTGGTGCCAGAATGGTTTGCAAGAATTAAGGAGGCATAGTATGAAGTATAAAAATACAAAAACGGGCGCAATTATTGAGACAAGTACAAAGGTTTCCGGCAAAAACTGGGAACCTTTTACCGGCAAAGAATCCGAGGAGAAAAAAACGCCATCCAAAAAGCGGCAGGCTAACAAAGCGGAAGGCGATTCCAAAGACGATGCACAAGAGGGCACAGAATAATGGATCCATTCGCTACACTAGAAGATATATCTATCCTGTGGCGTGAACTTAAGGAATCCGAGTACAGCAAGGCAGAGAAGCTTCTGACAGTTGTCTCGGATTCTCTAAGATATGAAGCCAACAAGGTTGGAAAAGATTTGGATAATATGATTGAACAGAATGAGGCGTTGCGGAATGTTGCGAAATCTGTGACTGTTGACGTGGTAGCGCGTACACTTATGACATCGACAGACACAGAGCCAATGACACAGATGTCTCAATCAGCGCTGGGCTATTCAGTGACAGGAACATATCTGATTCCTGGAGGCGGTTTATTCATTAAGAAATCCGAGTTATCCAGACTAGGTCTTAGAAGACAGAAAGTTGGGGTGATGGATATTTATGGCATCGATGATCAAGGGAATTCCAGTAACACTGTATGAGAAGACAGTAATTGGAAAAGATGAATTTGATCGCCCGCTACACCAAGAAATACCAGTGACAATTGAGAATGTGCTTGTAGCTCCGGCATCGACCACGGAGATTCTGGACACATTAAATCTGACCGGAAAGAAAGCGGTATACAATATCGCAATTCCGAAAGGAGACAATCACACTTGGCAGGATTGCCGGGTGGATTTCTTCGGAATGTCTTGGCAAGTGATTGGGTTCCCACAACAAGGCATTGAAGAGAATATCCCGTTAGAATGGAATCAAAAATGGCAGGTGGCATTATATGGGTAAGACGAAGATTGTTTTGAACCGTGCTGGTGTTAGAGAGCTAATGCAGTCACCGGAAATGCAGGCAATCCTTGTGGAACATGCGAATAAGATAGCCAGTGCATCAGATACAGAAGCATATGTAGCACAGACAAGAGCAGTTGTAAAGGTATGTGGGGATGATGGTAATAACGGAGTATTGAAGGCGGTTGGAAAACATGGTGGAAAAAATCGTTAAGGATTATCTGCAGTCCAGTCTAGGGATACCGGTTAGATTGGAAGAAGAGGATAATCTCGGAAATGAATATGTATTGATTGAAAAGACTGGTTCTGGAGGAGAAGACCATATCAAACGGGCAACTCTGGCTATCCAGTCTTATTCTACGTCCCTGTACGGGGCGGCATCGCTCAACGAGCGGGTAAAAGCAGCAATGGGAAAAATAATCGAATTGGACGATATCAGCAGATGTGAGCTTAATACAGATTACAACTATACCGATACTGCCAGAAAAAAATATCGGTATCAGGCAGTATATGATATCGTCCATTATTAGGAGGGATAAGATGAACACAGAATATGTAAGTGCAGGAAAGCCCAAAATTGGTGGAGCAATCTATCGAGCACCATTAGGAACCGAACTTCCAACCGATGCAAAAACGGAACTGAATGCAGCGTTTAAGGAACTGGGGTACTGTTCAGAAGATGGAATCACGAATTCTAATAGCCCTGAGACGGATAACGTGAAGGCGTGGGGCGGCGACACCGTTCTAGATTTGCAAACAAGCAAAGAAGACAGTTTTAAATATAAGTTGCTCGAAATCACAAATATCGAAGTTTTAAAGGCTGTATATGGAAACGAAAATGTAACTGGAACATTAGAAGAAGGGATCACAGTAAAAGCTAATAATAGCGAGGCGGAAGCGTGCGCCTGGGTAATTGACATGATTTTGAAGAAAGCGCTAAAACGAATTGTGATTCCATCGGCAGCAGTTACAGAGGTAGCAGATATTGTCTATAAAGACAGCGAAGCTATTGGATATGAGACAACACTCAAGGCTACACCAGATTCAAGCGGACAGACTCACTATGAGTATATCGTAAAGAAAGGGAAGTAAGATGAATACAGAAAAAAATGAAGTGGCAGCAATTACAGGAACAACAGAAAGCGGGTTTCAGTACACTTTACCGCCAGATGCTCTAGATGATTATGAATTATTGGAAAACCTGTGCGACATTGATAATGGAGATGTCTCTAAGATTACAGGGACTGCCAGACAACTCCTTGGAGATACACAAATAGAAGCACTTAAGGACCACGTGAGAAAGGAAAATGGAAGAGTTCCAGCTTCAAAAATGATTGAAGAAATTATCCAAATATTCAAAGGATCCCAAGTAAAAAACTCTTAGCCCTCGCCCACATGATCAACGTAGATGAAGAGGCGTTGATTTGTGATTTTGCAGAAACATATCGCATTTATGACTATAAGTCCCTACCGTTACGGACGGTGGGGACTTTTGCGTGTGGGTTGAGGCCGGATTCAAGAATCGGAATGAGAATATCTGATTCAAAACTTACAACAGACCAAACACTATTGGCGCTGGTTGCTGATAATACGAGGGCAATTGCATGGCTGAATAGTTCAGACGGCGCAAAAGGAATTAATCGTCCAAAATCATTGGTAGAGGCGCTGATAGGAGAAAAGAAAACTACAGAAAGCGTAATCGAAACGTTTGATACAGGACAAGATTTCGACGATGAGTGGAGACGACTGACAGGAGGTGAGAAGTAGTGGCTACAGAACTTGCAAAAGCATATGTGCAGATTATTCCGTCTGCACAGGGAATCAGTGGAAAAATTCAACAGGCAATAGACCCAGAGGCAGAACCGGCGGGGGCTTCATTTGGAAGTAAATTAGTCGGAAAGTTAAAAGGAATTATTGCTACTGCAGCAATTGGAAAAGCGCTAGGAACAGCAATCAGTGAGGGAGCAAATCTTGAGCAAAGCCTTGGTGGAATTGAGACACTATTTAAGGATAGTGCTGATAAGGTTAAGGCAAATGCTGCAAATGCTTACAGAACAGCTGGAATGAGTGCTAATGATTACATGGAATTAACCACAAGCTTCTCAGCAAGCCTCCTGTCCAGCCTTAGTAATGATACATCTAAAGCGGCTGACGTAGCCGATATGGCAATGACTGACATGTCTGATAATGCCAATAAAATGGGAACCAACATGGAAGATATCAAGAATGCCTATCAAGGTTTTGCAAAACAAAATTATACCATGTTGGACAACTTGAAATTAGGCTATGGTGGTACTAAGACAGAGATGGAGCGCCTGCTTGCTGATGCTCAAAAAATTACGGGTGTAAAGTACGACATCAACAATTTGTCGGATGTATATTCGGCTATTCATGTAATTCAAGGGCAGTTGGATATTACCGGAACAACAGCTAAGGAAGCGGCAACAACCATATCCGGTTCTTTCGCCTCCATGAAGGCCGCAGCGCAAAATGTTATGGGTCAAATTGCTCTTGGAATGGACATAAAACCAGCTTTGTCAGCACTGGCAGAGACGATGACAACTTTTCTTGTTGGGAATTTACTTCCTGCAGTATGGAATGTAATTTCTGCACTTCCGGGGGCGTTAGTAACATTTATACAGACTGCTACACCACAATTGGCAACTGCATTAATGCAATTTGTGCCAGAGATTGCAACACAAGTCCAAACCGCATTGCCACAGCTATACGAAATGGCAAACGGAATGCTGCTACAGATTACAACTGCAATCCAAACGAATCTTCCAGGGTTATTACAACAAGGTGTTGAAATCGTAACTAATATTGCAAATGGAATATTGCAGAATATTCCTCAATTAATTTCGATGGCAGCAACACTGATGGCTAATTTTGAAAATGCGATATGGTCAGCTCTACCACTTGTTTTAGCGGCCGGAGGTAAATTAATACTTAATCTTGTCAATGGAATTATTAATAATCTTCCACGGATTGCAACAGCTGCAGCTCAAGCAGTGGCAAAAATGACGGTAACAATCGGACAGAATCTACCGCAGGTTCTGCAGTCCGGTATTGAGATTATTGGAAAGTTGGCGGCTGGATTAATTCGAGCATACCCAAGCCTTATAGCTCAGATTCCTCAAATTATTTCTGGAATTCGAAGCGCGTTTTCAAATGTTGATTGGTGGACTATTGGTCACAATATTATCCAGGGAATTGCGAATGGACTTAGAAATGCAGGACATATGTTGTGGGAAGCTGTCAAGGGAGTGCTTGGAAACTTTAAAGACAATGTGTTAGCATTTTTCGGCATTCACTCACCCGCACGATGGGGTGTGTTCGTAGGAGAAATGATTGACGCAGGATTTGTCAAAGGAGTTATAGGAAAATTTCCGGCAATTAACTCTGCAGTAACCAAGCTTCGGGATATTGCTACAAGCCCGTTCTCAAACGCGAATTTGAATTATGATTTACAGGGAACGGCAAACAGCTCCAGAACATCAGGAAATGAGACGTCAAGCCGGCTTGATACTTTAATTGCATTATTAAGAGCGATTATTGCAATCATAGATGGAAAACCAAGCGGAGATGTAAGCGAACGAGAGCTGATTCGAGCATTAAGAGATATGGGGGTTGTATTCGAATGATAGAAATCAAATATATGTGTTCTAATGGTAAAGAATACAATCTTGTGGGTAACCGGATGAGACCAACGTCCGGTTATTTCCATGAATATGAATGGAAACCAATGACCACAGATCAGGAAATTGGAGCAGATGTATACGGGTTTGAAAAAGAACCAAAAACATATCAAATCACATTAACATTCCGTGGACCACTGGAAGTACGCAAAGCCAAGATGGATGAGTTGACAAACTGCTTTGAGTATGACGTTGTAAATCTTACTCCAGGGCGTATATGGTTTGGAAACTATTATATTGATTGCTATATTAAGGATATGTCCAGCAAAGTGTCATCTATCCGGAACTGCTGGACAGACATGGAACTCGGTATCTACTGTCCATATCCTATGTGGGCAGAGGAAGAATCTAAGAGCTTCTATCCGGATAGCGCAGACAAGGGGGAAATTTATAACTTCTTAGATTACCCATATGATTATCAATATGACTATTCAAAACCATTATACGGAACAGAGCATTGGTATGTAGATCATTACAGAAGTAGCAATTTTCAGATGACTATCTATGGCCCGTGTGCGAATCCAAGAATCATAATTGTCGGACAGGTCTATCAAGTGTATGACACGCTTGAAGCACATGAATACATTGTTATTGATTCACGTAAGAAAACAATTATAAAAAGACTTGCTAATGGTACGGAACAGAACATTTTTTATAAGAAAGCAACCGGCAATTCTATATTCACGGAAATTCCGTCAGGAGACATCTTGATAAATTGGAGTGGAGAGTTTGGCTTCGACATTGTGGTGTACAAAGAAAGGAGTGTACCGGAATGGATCTCATCAAAACAGATCAATACGGAAGGCAGATCGGCTATGTCCAGGGTGCGAATATAGATTTCGAAGTCGGAGCTGATGAAGCCGACAGTATTAATGATTTTGAGATTGAGCTTAAGCGTTGGAATTGGGATGGATCTATTAGATATGGAACTAGAGTATTTTCACCGGATACTGAGTATGGCGGAATTGTCCGAGAAATCAGCACCGATACAAGTACCAATGTAATCCGCGCAAAAGGAGATACCTGGCGTGGAATGATGACTAAAAAAATTATACAGCCATTAAGTGGCCAGGATTATGCAACAGCATCTGGGGAACTTAATTCAATTATAAAATCCAAGGTTGAAGCTGAGTTCCCTGGACTCTTTTATGGCGTTACTGCAGATACGGGTGTTGCAGTGAACAATTATCAATATGACCGATATTGCACCTTGCATACTGGACTGGTTAAGATGTTGAAATCAGTAGGATACCGACTGGATATCAGATACCAAGAAGGTGATGTTGGTATGGCCGGATATGTGAAAGTGAGCGCTGTTCCAATCAACGATCTGTCATCAGAATATGAGCTGACCAATGATAATAACATGAATTTCACAACTGACGATAACCGGCGCGGAATCAACCATCTGATTTGCCTTGGAAAAGGGGATTTAAAGGACAGGTTGGTTATACATCTATACACTGATCAGAATGGTACAATTTCGCAGACTCAGCAATATTTTAAGGGAACAGAGGAAATTGTGGCTATATATGATAGCAGCGGATCAGAAAGAGATGACCTGATTAAGAATGGAATTAAGGAACTGGAAAGCAAGAAGTCAAGTATGTCTTACAACATGACCATGACTAAGTTGGAAGGAAATATCGATCTAGGAGATATTGTTGGAGGAAAAGATTATCTGACCGGAATTAGCATGAAGAAACCGATTGGTCGAAAGATATGGACAATATCCTCCGGGAAAGAAAAAGTAGTGTATAAACTGGAAGGAGAGACATAATGGAAATAATTACAGGATATACAGGAAAGCCCCATGTAACATCAGAACAGGATAGAGATGTAAATATTGGAGTTGTGGGAGAAGGATCTTATGTACTGCAGACTGGAATGCAGTTGAAAGCAGAGGTATCTTCCAACAATGAAATTAAAATCAGAGATGGTGTGTTGATGCATCAAGGGTGCACAGCATCAATCAAGAAAAATACATATGACTCTCTTACTATCATCAATGGTAGTCAGGGAATGAAACGTGTTGATTTGATTGTTGCAAGATACGAAAAGAACCAAGACAATAAAAAAGAAAGCCTTGACTTGAAAGTTATACAGGGAACACCGGCGGAATCAAACCCGGCAGCACCACAATATACAAAGGGGGATATTCAGGCCGGTGATTATGTGGCAGATATGCCGCTTTATAAAGTAATTATCGATGGATTGAATATAACAGAGGTGAAAAAAGCATTTGAGATTGTTGGGTCAAATAAGGATTTGTCCAACAAACTCGGCAATCTCGGTCAGTCTGCCGCAATCGGTCAGTATGGATCGGCGTGGAACGTCGGTACCTCATACCAGAATGCCGGAAGTAAGCTGCCGGCAGTGAGCAACGATCTCTACGAGACCGTATCCGGCAATGACGCTGTGATTAAGATTAAAAAGCCAGGAACATACCTCCTGCTTGCATCATCCGAATTTGGCACGAATGCCGGAGTCGGCGGCACTGCCTGGAATGCCATTGTTCCGGAATCCGGTACCGAGATCGCCAGATCGTGTGCTTACGTCTATGGCGGATCAGCGACCACAGTGATCTCGCACATGCTGCAGGTTGAGTCAAGCATCACCATCAAGCTGTGTTCTGCTCGCTCTGCAGGATCCGGTACGATCCAGAATAAGGGCAAGGATCTCTTGCAGTGTATTAAGATCTTGTAAGAAAGGAGAAAAAACATGAAACTTATATTCAATGATGCAACAGAGTTGACCATCCAGTCAACGAGCACCCGGCCGGACGGGAGCCTGCTGATTAAAACAATATCAGAAACTGAAGAGAATCTGAAGACAATCTTTCAGGATGGCATGAAGACCAAGAAGATGATCATTAAGGAAAGAGAATCTACGATTGGCACTTATGAGAATTACACGGAACTTGAGGGAATCATGAAATACACAGCAGGAATCCTAGGAGTTGTATTGCATAAAGTTGGAAAGTCGCAGCTAGAGCGAATCGACGCACTCGAGGTAACTACGGACGACATCGTACTAATGATGGCGGATCTGATTGCGGGAGGGGAGCAAAATGAGAATACTGCAGTTCCGGATTAACGGACAAAAGTTAAGTAAGGACGGAGACTTTTCCGGATTAATAGCTGGTACGAAAGGCTATCTGTATGCAGCATATAACTTCGACAGAGAGTGGGACGGTTGCAAGAAAGCGGCCGTCTTTTCGAGATACGACAAAGAATATCCTGTCCCGATCATAAACAGCAAATGTGCCGTACCAGATGAAATTACGGGATATAAGCGATGGAAAGTATATCTGGTAGGAGAAAGAAAAGGGTACAGAATCACAACGAACGAAGTGGAGGTGAGGCAGTCATGACATTAGAGGAAGCATTAGAGGCGTCCGGAGCCGAACCGGTGAATGACATATTTCTGATCAATCCGGAAACCCGTACAATCACGGTGCCAGAGACGGAAAAAATCTTTGGTGTATCACATGACGGAAACACTGAAAGAAAACATTTCCGGTGTCCGAAAATCGTAGGAGATAACATTGACCTGTCTACGATGCACCTGTACATCAATTACCAGAATGCCAACGGAGATAAATATCCGTACTTGGTAGAGGACGTACAGACGGATGGCGACTATATCACATATTCATGGCTGATCGGCCCAGATGTGGTTTCGTATAAGGGACAGATTAAGTTCATTGTATGCGCCAAAAAGGGAGATGGAACAATTCCGGAATGGAATACCACCATTACAGAAGGTACCGTACTGGAAGGTCTGGAAGCTACAAATGAGGTAGTGGCCAGAAATCCAGATATCATCGAGCAGATTCTTACCAGACTTGATAATGTGACGGAAATCCCACAGGAGAAGGTAACAGAAGCAGTATCTGCCTATATGGAAGCCAATCCGATAGACATCCCAGACACCCTCCCAAACCCACAAGCTCTAACCATAAAATATGGCAACAAAACCTACACCTACGATGGCAGTGAAGCCATTGCCATCACAATCGAGACAGGTGGTATAGAGCGTATCGAGAAGCTGTCTACAGATACCACAGTAACGCTCGAACCGAATAAGCTATACGTATTCCCAGAGATGGAAAACCTTACCTATACCATCGGCGAGGGAACAGGTAATGTACATTTCATCTTTCGTTCCGGTGCAACAGCTACAAGGGTAGTACATCCATCCAATGTCAATATCGGTAGCTTTACGGTAGATGCTAACAAGATATATGAGGTGTCTGTATTAGAGGGATTACTTACATCCCAGAATTGGAGTGTGAACTGATATGGAGAGAAGAAGAATATTAGGAAGTGAGGAAGAAAGCACAATGAGCGAAGAATATGAGCTTGTCGGTACTGCAAGCATAACGGAAGAAACGGCTACTGTAGAAATACAGTTGAGTAAACCTTGCACAGATGTATACCTGTTTTGCGAGAATTTAAAATCAACAGCTAATTCGCAGTTATATATTGACATTGGTAATAACAATGTTATGGCCGGTGTAAATAGTGAATTATCAACAAATGTGCAAAATACCATTCAGCATATACAGAAGATAGGAAAGACGTGGATGAGGACGGGAAGTAATCATGTACACTATCCGCTAACTACTGCGGTGACACAGATGTATACTGTAAAATTAAGTGCAAATGAGCAAATGCCAGAACAAATTTCCACAATTAAATTAGCAACAGGTGTGGGCAATCCTAAAATCGTATCTGGCACAATAGAAATCTACGGGAGGTAAGAGTTGACATGAAATACAGAATAAAACACAATCT